CAAGGCTGAGAAGCTCTCGGCGGCCAAGGACGCCAAGCCGCGGATGATTTTCCCCCGTAGTCCCCGGTTTAACTTGGCCGTTGCTTCTTATCTCAAGCCTCTCGAGCACTGGCTGTGGGGTTATCTCACTGCCAGGAGGCTTTTCGGTGGTTCTAACACCAGGGTTGTGGGTAAGGGCCTCAATCCCAGAAGGAGGGCGGGACTCATCAAACGCAAGTTTGATGCCTTCTCTGAATGCATCTGTTTCGAGGTTGACGGCAAGGCTTTCGAAGCCCATGTCACCGAGAATCACCTGGAGCTGGAGCGCTCCTTCTATGCCGCGGCCTACCCGGGCCACGGCATGTTGAAGTGGCTGCTCGGTAGGCAACGTTTTGTTGGTACCACACAGAATGGTGTGAAGTTTTCCCGGTTGGGTGGTCGGGCCAGTGGTGACTTCAACACGGGCATGGGTAACACGCTTATCATGCTTGCGGTTGTGGTGGGGGTGTTGAAGTCCTACGCCGTCAAGTTTGACGTGCTTGTCGACGGTGACAACGCGCTGGTCTTTCTCGAGGCGTGTGACGCCCCCCGGGTTATCGGCAGCTTCTACCAGGACGTGTTAGACTCCAGTGGGTTTGAGATGACATTAGAAAAGCCGGTGTCGTACATGGAGGGTATACGCTTCGGGCGTTCCGCACCTGTGTTCCTTGGGCGGTGGTGGACCATGGTGCGTGAGCCCTGGAATGTGCTGTCTGGTGCCTACGCCTCCCACCGTTGGTTGCGAGAGCCGCGGTTTGGGAGGCGTTGGGTCAAGGGGGTGGCCAGGTGCGAGCTCTCGCTCGCCCTGGGCGTTCCCGTGCTGCAGGCAGCGGCTCTCTCTGTCCTCGGGCAGGTGGAGGATGAGAAGGAGGTGCGTGCCGACGCTCTAGCGGACTACGTTGTCCACGGCGCCTTTTTGGCTGGGTTTGAGGATGTCGTCGAGGTGTCGCGTGAAGCGCGGCTCAGTTTCGAGAGGGCCTTTGGTGTTTCACCGGAGGACCAGGTTGCCTGGGAGCAGAAGGTGGCCTCGGTGGAGGTGGGTCATCCCCGTGGGGTGATCCACTGTCAACCCCCCTCTCGTTGGGTTCTGGCTGAGCCGGGGCTTTACGAGGCCTACCACGACGCCCACATTTGAACATGGGTTTTGCGTGCGCGGTTGTGGTCCTATAGTGTTGTTTCAAGTGGTCCGAACGTACCCGGGGGCTGCGGGCCTCCAAGGTGGTTTGTGCCTGCCTTTGCAGGTCTCCAAGCCGCTCTTGTGCCTGCCTCGCGTCTCGCTGCCGGTTTGAGACCCGGCGGTGCCCTGGGGCCAGTAGGTTAGGGCGTCTGGTCAGTCACCCAGTCGGTGCAGTGCAGTTCAGTCTAGCGCGGCCGTCGTGGGGGGGATGTCGTTCGCCGCGCAACACACCTGGACCATCTCCGGGCCCCCATGTGGTTTGGTGTGCCCAAACACCCGCAGGGCGGTCTGGTCGTCCGCCCTGTTGTGGCAGACCCGCCTGCGCCGGGCGTTAATTTTGGCAGTGCCAGGGCACTCTCGTCACAGCAAAAATCCTTCGGGTGGGCCGCTGTGTCGTGGAAGCAGGAGCG